ACCTTTGATGAATTAATTTCAGGTATACTTTATCCTTGAGCTTTCGATTGAAAACAATTAGTTTTTCATTTACCTGATTTAGGTTTGAGGATACATTAAGTTCAAAACCTATTGCCATTATAGGAGTCTCTCCGTTATCCCAAGATCCCGTTTATCAAGTTCATCCTGGATCTTGTCCTTATCGATAATCTGGTCTGCCCATGTTCCGCCCTCAAAGAATGTTGGTTCATTGTTCATGGTTGTTGAAAAAATCTTGGCAAGATCTGTTCTTGCTCCGACAATACTGCCTGATGAATCCACCAAGGGTATTTTACCTTCTGCCACATCATCCAATATCGTAAGTGCCTCTTTATATCTATCCGGCCAAGGTGAAGCATTAAGCCTTTCGGGGCCGTAGATCCTGCGGGACAGGAGATAATATAATCCTATATCGGTAGATAGATTTTGCAATAAGGGAATTTCAGAGGTAAACGGCAATGAATAAGATTTCCCTATTTTAGCATTTATTAAAGCTTCGCCTTGCCCTGCAAAAGTAGCAATATGAGCAGAGGTTAACGTAGTTATAGATCCTATATCAGGCAGAATAGATTGCATGAGGCTGATTGTTGTATAAGATACCGGATAGGTAATGGTCACGTATATACCTCCTCTGGTAATTTCTGATAACAGGTATTACAAAGTTTATAAGGTTTCATCTCAAGGTTATATGGATCTTCCCTGACATGTCCTATTGTCCCCATAGCCTCTGCATCCATACAGCATGTAGTTATGCATCCGCTAGACAATACTACACCCCAGCCAGATCTTAAGAATTCACACGTACATGATGGAGCGGAATTATACCAGTCCACCTGCCCGGCCCAGTTGATCGAAGAATGAACAAAAGAAGTATTTACCCCTGCGAGTAATCCATATCGTTTAGCGGCTTCTATACCTCTGCCCGCAAGCTCTGGCCTGTGCAGGGATACGTATATTTTAGGTCTGAATGGAGCCATCGCTTTACAAAGATCCTCTGTGAGTAATAATCCATTTGTCGCAAAAACTATTGGTTCATCCGGTAATATCAACCTCGCTATCTCAAGGTAAGCCAAAAACTCAGGATGCAAGAGAGGTTCGCCGATCCCTGTAAGAGAGAGTTCGCCTTGAGTCCCTTGCTCTTTGAAATACTGTATCCAGTGCAGAGCCCACCTGAACGTATCAATATCCATGTCCTTCTTTTCTCTTTGCATTTTATGGGATGGACAATAGACACATTTGAGATTGCATCTGCTTGTAAGCTCAATCTGTTTTATCGACCTTAATGGATATGTATGCATTGATTACACAGCTCATAAGGTTTTGTTATCAGTGTTTCTACATCCTGCCGGATGTGCCCTATAACTCCTATCCCCGAACCATCGAGGCAACAAGTAGTAATGCGTCCATCTGCCATGACCATGACCTTCCCATCACTTAGGAATGGGCACCTTGTCATCTCTGCCGATGTATACCAGTCCACCTGCCCGGCCCAATCGATAGCAGCGAAGGCCGGATCAATTGAATATCCATCCAAGAGATTGACTCGGTTTAATATCTGCATGGCAGGTCCAGCTTTTTCGGGTCTATGCATAGAGACATAAACCCTCAAGTTATAAGGCTTCAATAGGTCTGCTATTTCGTCAGTAATCGCAAGCCCATTGCTTGCTATGACTAATCGCACATTATCCCCGACAGTAGCCCTAGCCAAGGCCACATACTCAACAAACCTGGGATGGATGGTAGATTCCCCTATGCCTGCAAGATTCAATTCCTTTTGTGTCCCCTGCTCAATAAAGTGTTTTGCCCAGCAAAGGGCTTGCAGGAACGTCCCTTGATCCATGTCAACTTTATCCCTCTTGAGACCCTTATTGATGCAATAAGGACATACAAGGTTGCATCGGGAGGTTATCTCTATCTGGTGAATGGATGTTATTGTCCTTGGATATTCCATTACCACACCTTTGCCGAAAATGGCGCAATTTCTTTCTTTGCCCTTGCCATGATCTCTTTCTCAGCATCCTCTATATTAAGGAAACGTATTCTTTCTGCGCCATTAGACTTAGCCTCATTTTTGTCTGCCTTTATTTGTAATGCCACATCAAAGCCTTCTCCAAGCAAGGCCACGGCGTTAGAATAATATTGAATCGTATCGACTTCCAAAAATCCGGCCTTGCCAAGGAAGTATTTTTGATAGATATCTATAGTTTCCCTGCATTTCTTCTTGACATCTTCCGTTACCTGATTCCCATTTTGTTGCATCTCGTACATGACCAGGATCATATTATCCCGGCAGATGAAATGCTTTTGTAAAAGTCGATCTGGGTACTTGATAATATCTTTCTGAAGCAAAGGATAATTACGGAAGAATCTTTCCCGTCTAATAGACTCGGCAAAATAACCCATATGAGCGATATGGAGATCCCCGATTACTATAGATAATCCAGGCCCTTTATTGACTCCGAACTCAGGATGCTCGTGGATCATTCCATAAAAATGCATGGATTCACCTGCTTTATTCGGCCTATTGCGGAACAGTCTAACGGGCATATCCGGCTTAAACACGGTATCACATGCGAAATGGTGTTGCCTGATCGAATACCCATGGAATATATTATCGTGAAGATATTTATTGAGCTTTGGAGGGTCTATCAATCTCTCATCTGTATCTATCCACAATATCCAATCCATGCGGCTCGCCGCAAGTGCTTCGTTCCTGGGAGTTTCAAAGCCCGCTTCAACTGGAGACGAGCAGGGGATAATCCTTACATTAGGCCATAGAGGTTGACCCCAGGAAGTGGTCTCTCGCAAGATTCTATGGGCGTTCTCTGTCATCCCACAATCACCTATGACTATCTCGTCGGCTGTATATTTGATTGACTCAAGGGTCAACCGCATAGTATTCTCTGCCCCAGGGCCTACAATTATATTGGCTGATATAGTTTGTCTTGGCCGTTGCAGCTTAAACTTTCTATCCATATTAATAGTTCCACATGGAACATTATTATCTTTAGTATATTCAATATTGATCCAGCCAAAAGGTTCCCCTGTTTTTGGGGATGATCCATAGGGCATAATCCCATACCTGAAATTCTTCTTTCCCCCGAACATATCCCTTATATCATGGCAGTCCAACTCCCACACATGGCAGCGATAGGGATATTGATCATAGGATTCATATTCCCAAGGGCCAAAGGGTACTGTGATGCAGATCTCTCCACCGGGCTTAACCCATCGCTCTAGTTTGTCGATAGTCTCCCAGGGTTTTGCTATATGCTCAAGCACTTCATACATAATCAGGAGATCAAAGGGTTTTTGCCCTGATAGATCTATGTCCTCATCCCCTTGAACAAAGGACATGCTGGAGGGATCTTTCCCCCTCTTGATCCGGTTTCTCTCCGCCCAGTCGATAGAGATTTTGTCGACATCTACGCCTACCCATTCCCGGCCTACTTGGTTATGGAGATTGACTGCATAAGAGCCGTGAGCACATCCATAATCCAAAATCCTTTGATGCTCAGGGTGAGCAGTTAGATGATCGAGCAGATAGCGATATCTGGGCTCATGTGCTGACTGCTCAAAACAATCTGTATGGGTATTGCCGATCTTTTCATAATGTTCCCTCGTGGCTGTCGGGGAATCTATAAATCCCCATCGCTCCTGAATATCCTGCTTAATCGCCTTAGCATGGTCATCTTCAAAAGGGGCAATGATCTCTTTAGCAGCCATAATATCCGATCTGCGGATAAAATGATGAGCCAGCCTATGAGGAGATTTATTCATGTCATAAACCATCTCGGTAAAATCTTTTGACCATTCTTCCGCGAGAGATGACCAACCCAATTTACTGGCCTGGTTGATCCCGGCTTCCACCATTTTATAATAGGTAGTATCATCCGCAAGACTTGCAAATATAGCCTCAACAAATTTATCCTGATATTCCCCCGTCCATGCGTCCCCATCTATGAGTATCCCCGCGCCCGCGTGTATGGTCTCAGGGAGGGCTCCTTTATTGGTGGTAATTATAGGAGTTCCGCAGGCCATAGCCTCCATTGCAGAAATACAGCTGATCTCCGCAAAGTCAGCCCCTGTCTGTGAGGGAGTAGGGTAGACATATAAACTTGCTTCTTTATAATGCTTATATAATTCCTTTTTGGTAAGGCTGCCCAGCCAGACTATACGACCCTGTGATTGATTAATGGTATTGTCGATATCCTTGTAAAATTCCGCCATATGCTGAACTTTGTTATCATATCCACAAAGATATAATTTCATAAGGGGATCTTTTGCCCATACTTTCGGCATAATGCCTTTAACCAGATTATCAATCCCCCGCTCCGGCCTTGCCCCACATATGAGTTTTTTGGGATCTTTGGCAATATCTTCAATGCCATTAAACAATGACAGATCAATCCCATTGCGGGTCAAATAGTAGATGTCATCCGGCAATTTATACTGGTCTTGATATTGTCCTTTCATATATTCAGAGAGAACCATCACCCTGTCTATATTCCACATAGCCCCGCCCATGACCTGCGCCCCACGCGCGAGGGCCATATCATGACACCATAAGAGCTTGAGTTTTGAATTGATGACATTAGCGAAAGCCTCTGGCATCCTCTGAATGATCGTTACATCATGCGATATCATCCTGGTATAATCTAGCCAGCCTGATATGTGCTGATAAATCACTCCGTCATAGATACCTGGTTTCTCGCAATTAGAAAAAACTGTGACTACATGACCAAGTTTAGCCAGTTCTCTGGCCATGTAAAGACCTGCTGTCTCAGATCCACCAAGACTTTTGGTCTCAAGCGTATCTCCTTGAAATGGCAAACCTGGTATTACTAAAACAATGTCTAACTTTTGCATCCCTTCTCCCCCTTCACTTGTTGATTTGATTATTTGATTATATTGCACCCCAGATTGTTCCGTTATAAAAATTCAATACATTAGTTGTTGTATTATAAATCATCATACCTGCTGTGGGTGACGTTATCGCATCTCTTTGACTCGTGGTCATGCGTGGCGGCATAAATGCTCTTGTCGTAGATGATACATCCAAAATGGCATTAGCGTTAGGAGATGTTGTTCCAATGC